GGGGTCGGCCGCTGCGGCGGTAAGCTACTCTGAGACTCAGGGGCGTGTACCCCTTAACCACTATCCGGTTACGGAAGTGGTTTTTCCACCAAGAGGTCCCGATTTAGATTGGGAGCTTTTGGATAGTGATGATGAAGATTTTGATACTGAGAGCTTTAGCCCTCGTGTCATTAATGCCGCAGGAATGTGGTTAAAGTTTGAAACGAACCAACAGATGGTTCTTTTCATGAGTCTTTTCTTTTTGCTAAATTCAGCAAAAGCGGAAGCCACGGTTGTGGAAAACGCTAATGCATTTGGCACTTACGTTACTAGCACGGCAACTGCAATTTTGATTTTGTGTGTTGCTGCTTGTTTTTGGAATTTGTCTCGAGCCGTTCGAATGCTTCCTAATGCATTTAAATGGTGTAGCCAGGAGTATACTTCTACGCGCCAAGCAATTGGTGCAGAATATGCTTCGCTGCGGAATTCGTGGTATAAAGAATACTACGATCTCAAAACGATTGGTGGTGCTTTTGTTGTGCAAGAAGTTAGAGAATTCAAGTTGCACATGTTAATACAAAGTATTACTAGTTGTTTGCCCATTTTGTTTGGTTCAATGTTACTATTTGTTAGAATGTTGTGGCCATCGAGTGGAGGAATGGTTATGCACCCACAAGGATGGAAAGCTGATGTTAGGCGGTCTGGGACTGCTATGTCAGGTTTCTTAGCTATTGGCATTATTTTGCTAGCACCTTTGTTGGGCGCGAAGAAAGTTTTGGGTTATTTTAAACCCATTATTGAAGTCCTGAAACAATTGCCCTATGCTACGTGGATGATCGGTTGGTTGACCAAGTGGTGGAATGATGAAGCTGATTATGACGAATTGCCGCAGACTGATGCGGAATTAGCTGCAGCAATGAAAACTGAACAGGGGGATGAGTATGTTAAGGACACTCTGACTGAATTAGCCGAAATGCGAGACGAAGCTCAGAAGAAAGTTCCGCATAAGGCCAATAGCCCAAAAGTAGTTGAGAAAACAGTGAAAACAAAAATGGAAACAACTACTAAGAAAGTGAAAGAAGAAGAAGGGGTAGGAAAAACTGTGAGTGCAAAAACTTTGCAAGCTAGAATTGACAACGCTCTGAAAGAACCATGTCCGATTTTGAAAGAAAGATTGGTTCGTGAGGCGTTATTAAATTTTAAGTTAGCCCAAGTAGAGAATGACCCGCAGGCTGCCGCCAAAAGGAAAGAGATTTTGGCGAATTACCCCACGCGCGAGGAGAAAGAATATTATCAAAATGTGATTATGCGTGAGACCGCTGCCCAGAAGAAATTTCGAGAGGAAGCGTTAGCAAAGCAGATTGATAATCGTCCCTATCCATTGACCGAGAATCAAGCGGCTTTGCAAATAGCTGCTGCTCATACGCGTTTGGAAATGATGCGTAAATTTGAGGCTGGTTGGGTGAAGGGTGCCACTTTGGAAGATTCTAAACAACAGGAGTATGTTGATAGGATGCAACTTATGGGCCGCGAGGAATTTGATACCCGCGGTTTAGGAGCAGCTCCTGGAGATTCAGCTTTTAGTGATGAACAACGACGTGCTGGTAAGGAAAAATTACCTACGATTCTTGATCATTTAACACCAGAACAGTTAAAAGAACACAATTTGGCGCAGCAAGCTATGACCTATGAACAAAGGTTAAAGAAGATGAATGCGTTGAGCTGTGATAAATACTATGCTCTGTGTGTAAAAGCCTTAGGACGTGATTTTCATCCAACTGCAATTAATCTTCCACCGGCACCTGGTGTAATACCTGTTGTGCCCTTTGTGGATTTAGTGAAGGTTAGTGACCCCGATGGAAAAACGGTGTTGTCAGCTATTATTCCTGTTGTAGAAATGGATGTTGAAGTTGTGAAAACCACGAGCTCTAGTGAAACTGATGGTTGCATTATTGAAGATGCTGAAGATGAACCGATCCTCAAAGATGTTGAGCGAGGAGTTACTATTTTAACTCATACGTCGGTAGGGTTGGAAGATATTGACAAGAATTGTGCTGACATGCATTGGACTGAACGTGCTGACCATGTTGGTAATTTGTTTAGAACTCTGGACCGTGAACGTCGTTCGCTGATGGATCAAGACACTGAAAGTAGTAGTGAAATTGATGAAACAGTGCCTCTTTTAGCGGATGATCGTGAGAGCAGATGGGATGCGGCAATTCTTCAGCGAGAAGAAGATAATTATGGCTATGATAATGAAGAGAGTAGTAGTAATCATGATGACGTAATTAATCTTGATTTGGATGCGCAAGCGTTAGAGTTTGATTTTAGAAGATATGTCCCCGAAACCGTTTGTACAGGAGTTTATGAATGGTATGTTTGGTTTCGCGGCGATGATAATGGTAAAAACAAAAAGAGAAGTAAGGAGGCCATTGATGAGGGAGTTCATGAGAGAATCCTCCAAGGTGCCACCGCTAATAATCCTGCTCGTAGTGAGAGTTTATACGGCACTGTGTGTGCTAAGGCTCATGTCTGGCGGAGAAGAGCGGCTTCTTTTTGGCGAGTTCATCGTAAAAAGATAATGGTTGCCGGTGTTTTGTTATTAGCTTTGGCTGTAGGGACTGCAGGAATTAAAATGTTAGAACCTATGGAAAAATTAGATGCCAAACCACAAGGAAAGAAATCGGCAATGCGTAGGCGTGCCCGTAGAGCAGGAAACAAGAGAAAATATGTTCCCTCCGGTGGCGCTGAGAAAGAAGAAGAGTACGACATGGAAGATGACGATGACACTTATCAATACGATAATAAGGATTATAAGTATGATGAGTTGTATTCTATGGTCGGAAATGAACGGTACACTTTTGAAGATGACGAGGAACGTGAGGAACGTTATTTTGAGCGTAAATATGGCAGGCGTGGTGGCGGAGTTGAAGACTCGCGTCATGATGCTGCTGAAAGTTATCATGCTAAAGATGTTCATTACCAAGCCCGAACAACGAAGAAGAAGGAAAAACGAGCTAAGAAGGACGTTGTAAAAACTGTTATGTCACAATTGACTGGTGAGAAGCAAAGTGTTTTGAATTTAAAGGAGGACAGTGCTATTAAGAGAGCTATTTATGAATCTAAGCATCGCAATATTCAAGCCCCTAGAAAAGAGGTTGATCAATTTATTGCTGATGCTAAGAAAGCCTATAGCACTGTTTCTGATGCGAATTTACACACTCAAGCCTTCAGCCCGTCCAAATTAGCTGCTGGTATTTATAAGTTGTTTGTGGATGATCGTTATGTTTGCACCGCTACACATGTTGGAAATCGTGTGTATTGCGTTTTGCATGCATTGAGTGAAAACCCTAATGTGAAAGTGCACATTGTGAACCATACTGGTGTGCATATTTTGAAGGGAGAAGATTTGGTTGTTGTTAATCGTGAGGTTGGATATTACCCCATTAATGGCATTCCTAGCCCCTTTAAGACTAATGCTTTCAAGGTTTTGGAAGACGCAGCTATTGTATCAGTTTATGGTTATGGTTGTGGTCAAAATTCTGAACCTGATTGTATTATGGGTTTTGCTTCTCCGCTTGGCTGGTGTAATGCAGCCACGCGTGATGGAGATTGTACCGCGCCGGTTTTAGATGTGAATGGAAAAATTGTTGGTTTTTGGACTCATGGAAATGGGAAAAATTTTGGTAGATTTGAGCGAGTCACTAAGGAATTTCTTGAGAAAATTAAAACTGACAACACGTCTGAAACCTTGCATAGTGGGTTGGCTTTTCGGTCTTCCCCCCACTCCCCAGTGAAATTGTAGAGGAGTCGCCGTTCTGGGAACGGTACCCTTCGCATTATCTTTCGAAGGGGGGGGGACCCACGTTTATGCAAACAGCGTGGGTGTGTGAGGAGCATGAAAAATTCTTGACTGAGGACCACTTTCCTGTGGTTGCTCAAATTCGGCGTAACCCGCGTTACACGAATAAGAGAATTATGGACCCGCAATTGAAGTGTTTTATAGATGAAATGGATATTCAAATTCCACCTGAATGGGGTTTGCCAAAACCAAATCCAAGTGCTGCGTATATTAGTTTGGCTAAATACGCAAAGCCTGTGCTTCCAATGAGTGTTGAAGATGTTGATGACATGAATTTGGCTTGGCGTTGGACTTCAAGACATTTTGGAGTTTATATGGCTGAGTCACGTGTAATTAGCTATTTGGAAGCAAAGACACACTTTGATATGGCTTCATCTAGTGGAGCACCTTTTAACCAGCATTATCCAACTAAACGGGAATTGTTTGAGTCAGATCCAGATATTGATGCGTGGTTAGAAGCGGATTGGAATAAAATGGCAAGTGATCCAAATTGGACGTGCTGTTTTACCAACTCTTTGAAAGAGGAGTTGCGTACCCAGGAAAAGATTGATGCGAACTCAATACGTACATTTTTGGCCGGCGGGGTTGACGCTGTTGCGCATGGCACGCGTCTTTTTGTTGATATGAACGAAAAGATGTATGCCTCGCATTTGAAGAGCGCCTCTGCTGTTGGTATGAGTCCGTATAAGGGAACGTGGGATAAGCTGTATCAAAAGCTTAAAATATTTGCGAAAGGGTATGCTTTAGATGAATCGCAGTATGACTCTTCGTTAAGAGCATATATGATGTGGGGTTGTGCATTGTTTCGCTGGTCTATGCTCGCGGAGCAAGATCGAACAGTTGACAACCTTCAGCGTTTGCGTACCTATTATCGGAATCTAGTGAATACAGTTGTTATCTGTCCTGATGGTGTGTTGGTAATGAAGAAGTGTGGTAACCCTTCTGGGTCCGTGAATACTATTACTGATAACACGTTGATACTGTACACTCTGATGGCGTATGCGTGGATTAAGACTAGTCCGCCCGATATGCGTAAGTATTCCTCTTTTGAGATTGAAACTTCAAAAGCTTTGGTGGGAGATGATAACACATGGACTGTTTCTGATGTGGCACATGAATTTTATAACGCTGTGAGTGTTATTGCAGTGTGGAAAACTTTAGGTGTAACCACAACTACAGACTCCATAGAGCCCCGTAAAGCTAAGGAGTTGGATTTTCTTTCTGCTCATACCGTTTTTCATAATGGTATGGCTGTTCCTGTGTATAACCGGACAAAATTGATGACATCATTGCTTTATGCCCCGGAAAAACACATAACACCTGCGACAACTCTTGAGAGAGTGGCAGGTATGTTGTGTATTGGCTGGGTTGATGTGCAATTTAGAACATTTTGTCGGGAAGTCATTGAATGGTTGCTCGTAAAATATGATGATATTTTGGTTGATGAACCGCGTTGGATAATGGCGAAGTGCCAAATTAAAACGGATGATGAGTATAGTCGTCTGTTTACTGGTAGTGGCAATCTTCGTCCTCAAAGTTATTTGTCAGGAGCGCGTGTAAAGTTGATACAGCCTGATAAAATCACTATGAGTGGTTCTAAGCCGAAAGGAACGGGACGAAACCCGGAAAGAAAACAACAACAAAAGAGAGGACGGGGTGGCTCTCAGCAAGTTACTGCCCCAAGAAGGAAAACTCCCGCTCAGCGAGCACGTAGACGGAGGCAACGCCAGCGGCGTCGCGAACGTCGTGCAGGTTTTATTGGACCTCAACGTATGCCCAGAGTCACAGGGAGAGGAGCTTATACACCCGTTGGAACTCTTGGTTCGAAAGTCGGTGCATGGGCTGGTGAAAAGCTTGGTGGACTTGCTGGCGACGCATTGGGGACTGTGTTTGGTTTTGGTGCGTATAATACCGTCAAGTCTAATTCCCTCATTGGTTGGGTTGACACTAGTGGGGGAGTTCCGACAGTGGTCAATGGCGCGAAAGGTGAAGCTACCATTATCACACATCGTGAGTACTTGTTTGATTTGCTTGCTGGTCCCGCCAGTAGCATAGGGCCTTCAACACCGTTGACAACGATAGTGTTGGAGATGAATCCTGGAAATGAGGCCATGTTCCCATGGCTTTCTGCGATTGCTACACGGTTTCAGGAATGGGAGATGCAAGGGTGCATTGTTGAATTTAAGTCCCTTTGCAGCGAATTTAATACGACCTTTAACATTGGTAGTGTTATTTTATCTGCTGATTACAATGTACATGCGCGCCAACCCCTTACAAAGGTGGAAATGGAGAATTTGGAATACTCCATATCGTGCAAACCCACCTGTGCGGCCATGCCCTATTTTGTAGAATGTGCTCGTGCTTTGACTCCACAAACCCATTTGTATACAGCCTTGAATAAGGCATACAATGGTGGTGATCCCCTACTCTATGATCTTGGAAAATTGTATTTGAGTAGTGTAGGCTTGCCAAATGCTAACGCTGGTTCACCCCTTGGTGAGATATGGGTTACCTATCAAGTGGCCTTGTACAAACCGATCTTGAATCAACTGGAGTTGGATGCAGATGGAGCCCATTTTACATTGTCTGGTTGTACTGCGGCTGAACCTCTGAATGGGGCGATTCGACAGTATCAAGATAGTCCTACACTTAGCATTTCCATTGATCCCAATGGAAGAACCATTACCTTGCCTGGTAGTGTTGCTGAGTGGTTGGTGTGGATCCATTGGGTATGGGGTAGTGGTGGCGTTAATGCAAATCCACCTTCGGTTGATTTCTCCATTGGAGTGACGCAAGAGAATCATACGTTTGCTAACTCCGGAGGAATTGATGCTGCAGATGGGGTTACGGTTCAACAGGGAAATGGCACTAGTGAAATGACGCAAGTGTTTGTTGCGGTTGTGGATGGTGCCCATGAATCTGTTACCATTACTCTGGCTGGAAATGCTACTTTAGGCGGTGATCCTGTGTACGGTGATTTGTACATTATGCGCCTACCCAACGGCCTTGTATCGTAGGTTCGTTGAAGAGGGTTCTCGGAAATGCAGTGAGAAATGCTACCTTAGAGAGATGAAAGCTCCTTCCTGGTTGATGGAACCAGGGGTTTGTTGCTGCCAAAAGCAAACAGCACCCATTGAAATAAGCGCTTTGCCAGCGCCCTGTTGGGTACGTGTCCTCCGATGGCAAGGGGGGGTCCTCGACGTGATCATTACGTCGGCTAGATCGGAACTAGACAAAGTCCAGGTATGTTTTGTACCACTCCGCGAACCCTAGCGGATTACCAAAGGGGTAGCAACGTTACATGTTGGTTAGGAACCTTCCACGCTTTACTTTTCGAGAGAGAGGGGAGCAGGAAGGCCTATGGTTATGGTGCTCTGCGACCGTCTGTGCGGCTGAAAAGCCCCGGGTAGCATTGAAGAGCTCAAGACCTAGGAATTCCTTGCAGACCTATCTTTCATGTAGTGAAGCGCGTTTGAAGAGAAC